GGACAGTTTACTTACTCCGAAGTTTAAGATCTATATTTGATGATCCAATCACCAATACGATCTTTATAGCTCTTATCGAGCTCTTGCACCATGTTGCCCAGGTCATGATCGTCAGCGATAGCCCTCAGCTGAGCTCGTCGCATTTCGTAAACCTGTTCACCATGTGCGAACCATTCCCTAGCCGCACCATCAATGTTGCCAATACATTGGCCCATGGCACTAACATGCGGCGATCGTACCACACTGTGCAGACTCTTGAAAATAGAGTCATCGTCAAGTGCTCCTAAGTGCACTTTCAGGGCTGGATGATACACTGATTTCCGTTTTAAAAAGTCCACGGTATCAATGGTCATGTAAGGGATGGGGGTGTCTACTTTGTTTGGCATAGTAAACACCATGTCGACAGATGCCAAAAACCTTGCAACTGTCAAGTGGTTAAATCCAGGAAAATCTGGAGAGACTGAACCACAACAGTCATCTCCATAAGTAATCAGGGCACACGCCTTGTTGAATGGCACTACACTGTGCATGTACTCTGTCCTATAAGCACACCTCAACAAAAGACTATTGACAATACAATTTACATACACTGTCAAATTGTGTCCTGAAGGATTGGTACTGTTAAACGACAACAGATCACCGTTCCATGATATCATCGGGTAACAAACATCGGTAGCTACGCCTCTCATTATTCTCAGATTCTCCTCTTCATATCCGCACCGCCTGGCTAGCTCTATCAAGATTGAGAAAGCAGCCATAGTCAGCTGTGCGGGCATCTTCAAATCATAAGACTTGTAGTCTCCTGCCAAGATTCTGGTTTCGCCAAATTTGACGATATGCTTGTGCATTTGATCCCACTCGTCTCCTAGTGCATTTACTCCTACTGCACATTCGGATATTAGTGGTAACATGGACAAATTCCTGGCTACTGGTAAGAAAAACATACGAATTATTATCTGCATTGCTGCAGGCAATCCCGCAAATGTGCGCACTTTGTCCTTGGACGTTGCCTCGTCCTTTAAGTACGCTTGGAGAACACTATGTACTCTCTCATTGCGATTATATATTCGTAATGCCAAATCTACTTCCTCCCATACGTAGTCTGGGAAATCATAAATATCAACACTATCTGGGTCCTCGGGATCACTTATATCGACAAAATATCGACTTTTAGGTCCTTTCAGTGGGTGGCCAATAGAAGTGTTGCTTGGCATTCTGTCTATGAATCTCTTGCCTTTGATTCCGTTCACCGTCTGTAATCGTGTCAGGGGCACGGTTTCCTTCACAAGCCTCTCCATCTTTTGTAATGGACCCCATACGGCATCCAAATAATCTTTGGCTGCCCAGTGCAATAAATTGCCTGGAACACCTGGTGACGGATGAGCTATCGTCTGTAAAGCTCTGTGCCATGGGTGCCCACTTCCAAATTTGGGTGGACCCCATTTGTTTGTTGATCCTGTGTGTTTGGCCACAGAAGATGATATGGGAGTCTGCACGACATCTGAATAATATTTGGCACGTCCCGTAGATGAGCCGTACACAGATATTTCACTACCCTCGTCCATAAAATTAACTGGACTCTTAGGGTGTATTTGGGGTCCTTCGTAAAATTGGACTCCTAAAATTTCAGTTCGTG